TCTCAAGTCCTTCGGCCAACTGGTGACTGTACTTCTGCTCCATAATTGTATGGGCGAACGTCGACATATCCATACTGATTTAACCTCTCCATATCTTTGCTACTGTAGATAGGACTGCGTATGTAAGGGCCCCGAGAACTCCGCAGCCGAAGTACACTAAAGGCATAAGACAAACCTCAACTTCACTCATTACTGACCTCTCGCGTTATGTGATTTGCAGTCGTCAGGCCACCACGCAGGGGTATAACAATCACCTACCGGATAATGCACCAGGTAAGCGTAATCTACATAGCTGAAGAACCCAGTATCGTTGTCGGTGAGTTCATCCAGCGCTTCCTTGGCGTCCTCCCAAGTGGAATAACTACCTGCGTGGAAATAATTTCCTTCGTCTTCCATTAGACAAGGCATTCTGATCAACGTGATTTGCATGTCAGATCCTTTAAGTCTGCGGCGATTTCAGTACACAGTTTGGCCAAGTATGTAAGGTCGCTCTCGGCAAGATGCAGTTGCTGGTCGGCGCCATCAATGCAAATGTCGGCGGCGACCAACTTCCCATCGTCTAGACGGTCGAACACCTTTTCCATCGACTTAAAAGTAATTGGTGAACTCTCGGTCGACCTGCCTTGAGCCCGCCTGAAACCGGCGGTTCCACTTGACCATCTTTTCATGTTTGTCTTTCATCACTCTACTCCCAGTTGAAAGCGATACGTAACACTTCGTCCTTTGAGATGGTGACGGTCTTCGGGAACATTACATCCCAGCCAGAAGTCGTCTGGTCGCAGGGACAAACAAACCTCATACGGCAAACGTCGGATCTGACGCACATTACTTTTACTTCGGCTTCCACCATCATTTTAGTTTCCTCTCAAGAACGTAAAGAGCGTCACCGTCATCGTACTGAGCGCAGCATATATAACCTTCACGGGCCATCCCCCTACAGACCTCTTCGTCGAAGACATATTCGTCGCGAACACTATCAAGCATCTTCTTGTAGTGCGCAATGGCATCCTTCTTGAAGAAGAATGGCACCACCTCCATATCAACGCAACTGTCTTCCCAAACAAAGATGTAAATCATGGTCGCTCCTTATGGGCCATAACAATGATCACACCTAATGACACTATTGCGACCAGTGACAGGATAAGAGTAGTGGGCTCAGGGATCGCACACGTTGTGCTCATTGGTTGCCGGGCTTGGAACACGGCCAGGTGAGTCTGCCGAAGGCCTCCCAGGTCGTCGGTACTCCAGTTGCCAGTAATGTCAACCGTGCCCACGGGGCATGGCTCTCGCTCAGCGCCGCGCAGACAGTAAGCCGCCCAAGCGTTGTCCACCCCGACTATCAGCAGGTCAGGAAGGATAGTGCCGTCGTGGTAGGCCCACAGGCCCGCCCACCGATCGGTGATGATGGCGTCCAAGGGCTGGGAAGTCGACGGTGGGAACTCGGTCAGTGTGTCCAACTCGAACACGTCTAGACCCAGGTCCCGAAGTATGTCAGCCTCCGTTCCCCATCCGGTGCCCGTGCCCATGAAGAGACCATCGCCTGCGTAGTAAAAACCTGGTTCGGCCGCGAACGTAGCGGACACCAACAACAAGAATGCTGCCAGATATTTCATTTGTTTTCTTCCTTGTGATCAGTCCAGATTACATGACTCTTACCAAGTCGATTCTTCGCGGCCTGGTCGAGCCGTCGGCCCTTGCTCCAAGGACCATCACGGTCATACCATGCAAAGTAAGCTTGACACAGTAGATCTCCGATGCAACAAATACCTAAGAAGACGATCAACATGAGCAACGTGTCTGAAAAATTCATCTGTCGTACCTCAATAGTCGTAATAGCTACGAGAATCTTCACTAGTACCTCGTAGTTCAGGGTTCATTGTGAGTCCGTTCCCCGCCCAAGACCAACCCGATGAAAGCCATGGCCGTCACCAGCAGAACAATGGTAGTGGGTTCAGGGGCTTGCATGAAGATCTGGTCCTGACGATGACTCTCGCCCTGGAACAAGTTCAAGACACGGACCTTCCCGATGCTCGTAGGGTTTGCGTTCACCGCTTGTAGATGGAAAGCCGCTCCCAGAGTCAGGTTAGGGACTTCGTCTTCAATGTACCAGATAGCATTCTGAAGAGCCCGTGCCGATGCTCCGCGCCCAGCACCGTAGTCATAGCCGACCAGCGTGCCCTCAACGAAACTTTGGTACAACCAGGCTGTCATAGGGCTAAGCGGGTCGAAGCCGTTTACAGAGCCTCCTACGCCGCCTAGCACGGTGCCGGTGTTTACCTCGAAACGATAAGTGCCACCGATCGACACGTTCTCGTTGTGCTCAAGGCAGAAAGATTGAAAGGACACGTCGTTAAGGGCAGGGACACCTCCCACAAAACTCAGGTCATCGGTGCTCAACCGGAACTCACCTCCATCACCAGCGAAGGTCCCTTGAACGCGTGTCAAGTTTAATTCGCCCGCATGGCAGAGAGCAGTGAACACAGCAGCGATGGCAGCAATGGTAAGTAAGGTCTTGAAAATCTTCAAGGTAGTCTCCTGTTAAATTGTGGTTTCAGGACGTTGAATCATCGGGATCTCTTTAGGCTCGCCGTCGATTATCACACAGTTATAGTGCGTGTCACAATCACTACGATCTCCTAGAGTTCGGAGAAGTTCCTTCTTTTCATCCGAACTAAGGAACTTAGGGCGGAATGAGAATGCCTGGACTACTTCTGGTTTGTATCCGGCTTTCTCAGTATGCGCCCATAGTTCCAGCGTGCGGATCATCACATGCCGTTCGTTGTGGAGTTTGACCACTCTGTCTAATGTATTCTGCATCTCTAACCTCTTGCGTTGCGATCACCTATGGTGATCAATGTTATAAGAGCCAGTACCGTGACAAATATTGCCAATTCAATATTTCCCATCTCAGGCCCCAAACATTAGGTCCATGATGCCTCGCACACAAAAGGCGAAGCCCCAGAAACAGAAGAAAAAGACAAGGAACAAACTCCACAACTTCAGGCAAGATTTCATTTAACACCCACGATCAAGTTACGAGCCACGTTGAGGCCGAAGGCCATGAGACCAAACTGCCACCAGGTGATCACTGGGAAGGTCGGCCAGATAGCCAACACAGCATAAGTCCAGACTACCCAGAGGAGACCTCCGATGGCAGAGAACGCTCCTACACAGAGCAACATCATAGCGAACAGCCCAGCGAGGGCTACACAACAAAGAGCAGGACCTTTCATCACGAACCTTTCAAAAGAACAGATTTACGGTAAACCAAAACAAACAAGAAGTAAACGCTGGTAATGTGCCAAGAAGCCTCGAACATCCCATGCTTCCGGGTGTTTACAATCTTAACAACTACTCTCACCATGTCTCTCTACTCCTAGTATACCACATTTTTGCAGAAAGTCAACTCAAAACTTCGGCCAATCCGTGGGCCAACACCATGACCCCGATTACTGTCGAAGCCAGCACAACTACCAGCAGGACGCCGAACATCAGTTGATCGAGAAAATCGTCCATATCTACTCCTACTATATCACACTTCAGGGTAATGTCAAATTAAAACCACCAATCGCCGACCGCCCATCAAAGGGTCAGCGATTACTCTCACCCCAGGTACGTATGTCAGCGCTTCGGCCACAGCGTAAGACCCATCAGGGTTCCTCTGCTGAGTGGTCACCTGGACGACGCACCCACCGGCTACCTGCATCGCCTTCGTGCTCTTCATCCAGCCTTCCCTCTCGCTCGACGCCTTGTACAAGAGTTGAAACATGTCTCCGTCTCCGAAGACTACAATATCAGAGACGTTCTCTTTCGCCCCTGACACGTCGGTATTATGCAACGTTTTCATCCTATGTCCTCCATCATGTCGATCTTGTAACGCTTCGGACCCTTCTTCTCGTAGGGGCAACGCAGTTTCACCGGCAGCCGCCAGGTGATGCCGTACTTCTTGTTGACTCCGTGGATCAACTGAGAGGGCTCTGTGTAGCCCGTCAACGCGTTGAAGGCGAAGGCATCCGTAGCAGGCCATGCTCCATTGATAAGCATCTCACCGTTAAGCTCGGTCGTGCTACCAGGACGATGGAAGTGACCGCAGCAATGGTACCGAACCGGGACGCCCTTCTGCACAGTGTTCAAGGCGAGGATCTTATATCGACGCTTCTCCAGGCCGTACCAGGGCACACCCAAGGAAGAACGGATATCATCACCATGAAAGATGTGGAACCCGACGCCGTCAATGTCCACGTTCACTGAGTAACTGTTCGGGATCACGAAGGTTACATTCTCCATGTCCGCACAGTACATCTCCGCTGTCTTGGCGATCAAATAGTCCCAGTTGTCGTGCGCTCCATGATAGTCCTTCTTCATGCTGCGACGCCCGTGGTTGCCTGGGACGTAGATGATGTTGACCTGGTCGAAATAGGGGGACAGGTCGCGGAACATCAGACTGTGCAACTGACCGATCGCCAGGCTGTTCTTGAAGGCGTTCCGGAAATAGGACCGGCTGGTGTGCCCATGGATCTCACCTGACGTATGGTCACCATAAGCCAGGACAGTGAGCGACTGGAACCGGTACTGAGGCGCCAGCGTCCGCTGAGTCCACTTCAGAATCGTGTCCACGTACCGCTCAGCGCGACACATGCTGATCGGGAAGTCATAGGTCTCCAGCCCGCCTGTGTCCGAAGGCGTCACAATCTGATCATGGTGGCCATCTGACAGGTGCATAACCAAATGCTCGTTGATCTGGTCGCCTCCTGTGTAAATAGGTCGGGCGTCCGGCAAGGCCTTCATCGGCTGTACCCGTCGATCCATCTCGTCCACGATGGCAGAGAACAGACCTTGAGTCTTGGCCGCCGACTTCAGCTTACGGCGGGAGTCGTTGCGCTCCTCACGAAGATGCTCGATCTCGCCACGTAGTTTCAGGAATTGGGTGTCCTCGTCACACTCAGGGGGATTAGGGACTCCCTTGTGAACCCTACCGGTGGCAATGTCAGAGATCACTGACCGAGAGATGCCAAACAATTCCCCAATCTGCAACTGGGTCAGGTCCTTCTCGGACAGCAACTGCTTAATGTTTGTGACTTGTTCCCTATTCAACTTCGTCATTCAATTTCTCCAATCAGGACAGGGTTACCGCGTTCTTGCTTGTTACTAATCATGTATTCAAAAGCCTTCAAGAAGTTCCCGTCAGAGGGTGAGAACAAGATCTTCTTCAGGTTCAGTCCGGCCAACTCATTACGATACTCAGAGAGATGGACCTCGTTGTCGATCATCTCCACGCAAATGTCCACGAAAGACTCGCCATCCTTAGCCGACAACTCAGGCATACCTATCTGATTGAGCAGATATGATGCCGCTTTGCTGTAGAACCGTGGTCCCTCCAAGGTTACCACAGGTAGTCCGAGGTAAAGCGACTCGACCACTGTGTTGTAACCACCGAAGGGGAAAGAGTTTACGGTGAAATCGCCTTCCTCAGCCCGCTCCATATAATCCGCATAGTGCAGAGTGTTATGGATGATTGAGTTTGGCAACAGTTGCAAAACAGCATCACGGAAGGGAATATAACCACCGTACCGATTCACAGCAGGCGAAGGGTAAAAATGCCACTCGTGTTCGGTCTTAGCACGTTTGCTTATCTCGGCCAGACCTTCGAGCATCATCACGTTGTACTTATCAGGTCCCCACACACAGTTGATCTCGATGGGTGTCTTCTTCACCCAGTTGTTCTTCCGCTCGTAGGTGGGCCAAGCAGGGTGCTGAGCCAAGCCAGGTAGCAGCAGCATCTGCTCCGAGTATTCGTCTCCGCAGTCCTTCTCGACGTCGCCACCGATGAAGTAGTCAATGCAGTTGTTGAACCCGGTGGTCGCAGGGTGCCCATAACCAGCTGCCTGGATCGGAGCCAGGCGACAGTTGGACAACCAAATGGATTCCTCAAGCATCCCTACATCCGGGAAGTACACGACCTGGAAGTCGTTCTCTTTGACATTGCCCGGGATGGCCAGGTTGCCATCCTTGAACCGAATGTTACAAACGCTCTTGAAGCCCTCTGTCATCAGGTCTTCGGGTGTCCGCTCACCAAGATGAATCAAGGTCAGGTCGAACTTCTCCCGGAGTTCGTCTATCATCGGTGCGGACGACTTGTACACCGCGTGGTTGCGATGCCACTTGCCAGTAGCGATCGCAATGCTCTTCGGATTCGGGGTGTTCTTCACCTTGACGTTGAGCACCTTCGAGCAGGCCTTGTTGATCCGGCTCTTGACCTTCAGGTCGAGTTGGGGCGCGAAGTAAGTGGTCGTGAAGTACAGTGCCGAGATCGAAGGGCATGGCGGAACCCAGCGGTCGTCCATGTTCTCCAGGTGATTGGCGAAGGAATACTGAAGGAACCGAGTTGGGTTACTATTGCCCAGGATAAAAGAGTTGAACCAGATTGAGGCCATCTCAGGATTCACGTCGAACAGTTTACCTTGGTCGATCTTCACTTCGCAGCGGGAATTCAACAGGAACAGTAGACGATGATAATTATCCTTCTGACGCAGGATGTGTTTGACCACAGGCGTAGTCGCCCGGTAGTTTGACGCAGCTACTAGGTTGGAGAAGATATGACCCATGGAGACCAGCATCTTCGAGTCCATATTGTTGAACTTTATGTCGCTGGTCATCACGATAAAGACCGTCATCACAAAGTCGTCAATGTTCCGCAGATCCTCAGAACTGTAATTAGTATAGGAGTTGCGTTCGAAGTAGACCAGGATCGAGATGATGGCCTGAGCTACCTTGTGGGTATCCCCGTGGATCATAGCCTTCAGATACTTAATCCGTTTGGCGATGGGCAGCCCCTCACTGGGCCGTGTTGGCATGATATTCAGTGCATTCTTAGACATTGGTGTCCTCGTAAAGTTGTAGTTCTCCCTCTGAGATATTGAGAATAAGAGTCTCAAGACCCAAGGCTTTAAGCTGTGCGGCTATGTCAGCCGTCCTCCATGTTGTCGCCACAATGATCCTGGAAGGCTTTAGGTCCTTCAAAATCTCAGGGTCCTGAATCACGTAGTCGGTGCCCGGCACGTAACAGCCCCACTTACGTTCGTCAGAATCGACTACTGTCACAGGGCCAGTTATCTCTAGTAGGTTGATAAGTGTTGCGCACTTACCGGCGCCTCCCCAGAAGATTGGGCAGTGTAAGTGCACTCCCGTGCGCTTTAAGTTCTCGTAAGCCTTAGCCACTTTGCCGTCGGACGAGTACACCAGGTCCGACAAAGTAGCAATAGCCAGAATCACTTCGTCATTGTAATAAGTCTCGACTTTCGACACGCTCCAACCTGCTTGCTCCAGCAGAGTACGCAGGCTGTTAGGTGTGAAGTGCTGAGGATGCTCGTAGACCCAGTCCTCCAGGCGCCTGGCCTTTAGGGCGGGCAGTATGTTCGGCACCTCCACCACCAGGGTAGGAAGCAACTTAAAAGTCAAGGCGTCAAGTCTCAGGTCACTGACAAATTTCCATGGATCAGGAAAGTGTTCCAGTACGTGGCGCATCACAATCAGGTCGGGCTTCTCGTGACACATGGCCAGGCGGTTGAAGAACATCTTACGTGTGGTGGCCACCTTCTCGCATTCCGCCGCGTCGGCAGAAGGCTCGTAAGCCACGTAGTCATAACCCTGGAACAGATCTGCGAACTCGCCCCTACCGGCTCCGATCTCGACTATAGGCCCATTGTCCAATCCGTGCAGATCCATTACCACCTGAGCCACATTCAGCATGTGGTCCTTCCACGCCCCACCACTATTGTACATCGTGCATCCACCAGTGCTACACTGGTCGAAAGCATTGTTGTACTCCGCGTTGTAGACGTGTCCGCACTTGGTACACATTTCGATCTTGGCGGGGTACCTTGTGGCCTCGCTGTCTGGCTCGGTCGGCAGCGCCAACACACTAAGGGGCAGGTCAGGTAGTCGCACCACCAGGTCGCCCCAAGACGAACTACATACTGGGCATCTCATTCCATTCCTCCGCGAAACTATCCGACACTAAATAGACACCCTGTGAATCATCTTCTACCCGGCAGATCGGCCGGTGACTATCACACACGTCCAACAGCACCTCCGCGTCCGGAGGTAGTGAACACAATTCATTTACAAGGTCTTCGACTGTCATCCTAAATCCTTTGCTCCTTTTCTCTCATAATAATCCACTGAAACCGACTTGAGAATCAGTCGACCGCCCAGCACGTCCGAGTGCTGTTCGCTCAGTGGCTTGATCACGATACCTTCACGACCTTTGAACTTGCAACGGATCTTGTCGTCGATCTTCATAGTAGTCGGTCCATTAGTGGCAGCGTCGACAATCCCTTTGTTAAACGAGCCACAGTACAGCGAGTTCACGATAGGAACCTTGTACCGACCGGTCCAGAAGCGGAAATCAACATCCGAAAGGTAGCGACCGTCGACAGACATGTCGAAAGCCCTGAACCCTGGCACGGGCTGCCCGTAGTCCATATCCTGCACGCCCTGGCCGAAGATCTCTCCGAACACGATGACGTCTGCGCCCCACAAGGAAGACAGGTACATCAGCATATCGGCGACGATCGGGTAGGGTTGCCAGTACATGGTCAATGGATCACCCTGAACGCGACGCGTGTGGTGAGACCCGGCCATGAAATCCTTACCAATATGACCGATCCTGACGTTGGTCCCGTGGATCTTCTCAGTGATCCGCACTTGCTCGTCCTGGAACAGGTCAGGAAAGTTGCGGATGTTCTCGATCGAAGTGTACTCATGGAACCGGTCGTCCGGAGGCAGGCAGTCGCCGCCCAGTACGCGCGCCGGTGGGAAGTATTTCTTCCCTTCGTATTGCTCAGTTACGTCCATGCCAAAGCATGGCTCAGTAATAGGCCCTGTTAGGAAACCAAAGCTGGGCACTCCCCTGAGTCGGCAGGCACTGATCCTACACTGGGTTTTCATCCCATCCCCAGGGTAAACAGAATGCTTTAGATACTGCTTCACCCCAAGACTATCGGCTATGTGCTCAGAGATTAACATGTCAGGTGGGAAGTATGTGCCAGCATCCCCTACCTTGAACATCCCTTTACGCACCACCACGGTGTAGCCGAGCACTTGCACGACCTCTAACCGGTCGGCGTTCGGATGGGGTTCAACGCTGTTGATTCGTTCGATTGTGATTGCTGTCTTACTCAACGGGAATCTCCCCAAGTGTTAGTAGTTCAAGACGTCGGTTGTCGTCCAAGATGCCTCGTACGTATCGGTCGGTTGGCAAATGGTCAATGTCAACGATCGTGGCTCCACGATTGTAATCCATGCCGGGACGATGAATACGCCCCTTAGCCTGAATTCGTGACTCAGGATTGAAGTCGTTACTGTAGAACACGGCCATCCGAGATTCTGTCAAGGTCAATCCCATACCGCCAGATTGAGGGTGTGCCACGAAAGCCACACGGGACGCGTCGCTGGCCCAGTGATCCAAGACGTCAACACCCTTCTTGAGTCCTTCCTGTCCATACACCTTCCAGCCTCGTCCATCGACCTGCGCGACGTCCCAGCCTTGACCGAGACACAGTTCGCGGATGCGATCGAGCGAACCGGTGAAACCTGCAAAGATCACGATGCGACCTTGCTCTTCGACTTCCTCCAGTAACTCTTTGACTATGGCGTCCTTTGGGCACGGGACCTTGATGGTCTCGCTTTGCATGTCATCGACTTCTCCCTCTCCGTCGCAGCCCTCACAGCCCTCGTCGCCACGTCCCTCACAGACCGGGCAGGGTTTTATCCCTACCTTGACCATCTGGTACTGGAACCCGTCGGAGAGTTCCCGTGTCCAGGTGAGAGCCTGGATGGCAGTAGGCGCGATCTCGACGAGCGTCTTGGCCACACGTTTGACGGTGCGCGTAGGCGTGCATTCGATCACACGGTGCATTAGGTCAGGCAGATCCAGCACGTCCTTCTTCAGGAAGGGTAGCACCAGTCCTTGCATACGTTGGTAAAGGTAGGATACCTCGTTGATACTCTTAACAAACTCGTGATCCTCATTACCAAGGTGATGCTGACCACACTTAGCACACTTGTCTTCGTCGTCCAACCAAGTGATAAGATCGTAGTAGAACCCATCGACCTTCTTCACCTTCTCGAACATGGCGAGTCGATACTCAAAGGCTTTCGGAGTCCCTTCCCGGATGAACCCGGGGCAGGCGATCTCACACTGGCTCCACCAGCCCAGAGGGGACTTTGGGCTGGGCGAGCCAGACATGAGCGTGATGTAACTATCATATTCCCATTCCTCGCGCATCGCGTCGGCCAATCCCATGGCGGCTTGCGTGCGCTGGGAGGTCGGGCCTTTCAGACGGCTACTTTCGTCAAAGATTACCCCGTGCGGCGCAGGGTCGCCCGACCTCCACTCCTTCACTATTTTGACCAGCCCTTGATAAGTAAGCATCTTGGGCGTGACCTTGCAGTCCCACTTTACGAACTCTCGCTCGACGGCCTTGATGGCCGACTTCGGCCCTACGAACCACCAATCGGAATGGCCTGACCGTTCCATGATTTCGATCGAGGAAAGAGTCTTGCCAACGCCCATTTCTGCCGCTAGGATTATGTGATTGTAGGTGAGGACATGCCTGACCATAGTCTTCTGATGTTCGAACAATGGGCGCTCGAAAGTGATATCAATCAATGGCCTGTCAAAATGCGCGTACGGGTTTCCGCCCGAGAGGTATTCCAACTGGAAGTTATTCCGACAACAGTCAGCGACGGACCATACCTTCAGAGGCTTCTCGTCTCGGCCATGCCAATGCGAGCCTTTCATAGCCTTGATCTCGTCCTTCATCTTGAAGGGAGAATCAACGAATATGATGCGGCCACCTTTACGTTCGATGGTCGCCGGGTAAGTATAGATCTTCCCCTTGTGAGATCTCTGCATCTTGATATGTTCGATCATGACGACTCCAATAAGAATGTCCCATCGCCAGAAGGAGATCGGTATACATCAAGTGCACCACATAAACCACGCTTGTCAAGGTCCGTGTAGATCATATTGTAGATCTTCCGGGTCTGTGGACTGGTACAGGACCTACAACCCATCTTGGCGGCGCGCTGCCACTTGGGAAGCGAACCAGTGATTATCAACGCTTGAATGCCCCGAGCCACAGTGTCCGTCACAACATGGGGCATCCCCGCCATCTGCACGATCTCAGGGACGTCTCGTTCATCCACTGCGATCAGGTAAGCCAGAGTGTAGAAGTCCTCAACGTCCGTAGCCTCTCCGTCTATCAGCCCGGCGACGCAAAGCATGTTGCGCACCTCTGGCGTGATAGCATCTGCCGAGACGCCCTTGCCTCGCGCCTTGCGGGCGATAGGCAGGAAGGTGTCAAGGTCAAAGGCCGAGAACATTATCAGTTGGACCGCGTTCATCGTAGTCTCATTCGGTTAAGTTCAGATCTAAGAAACTTAAGTCGCTCCTCCTGACGATAGCTCAAGACTACTAAGTCATCTCTTGTGCAGGAGGGGAATTCTTTCTCGCCTGCCAATATCTTACGTTCGAGTTTGGACCCGGTGTCTGAGATATCCTTCTGCCCGTCCTTTATCAGTGCCATGACAGTGACGAGGATCTTGTCGTTGCGTGTCACTACTTTACCTCTCGAATCATTGCGAACACCTCGTCGGAAGTACTAGACACACGACGGCTGTGTTCCAAGAGTTCCTGCCGTAGCCTTGACAACGAACTGACTGATAGACTACGTAGTTCATTACTCAGAAGACTGTCTGTATTCAAGGCCTTAGACGCCACTTGATAGTGAGAATCCGACATAAGGGTGAAGACCAACTTCAGTCGGTCGCGTACTTCTTGAAAGTTCATGGTTTCTCCGAGGGACAATCGTCCCGGTTCAAAACAGTTTTTCCATCCTCACTTAAAGTAGCCAAGGACAAAAGAGAGACAGCGATGTTGCCAACACACGTCCCTAAATAGTCGCACCTTAACCCTTGGGCTTTTGTAGGCAGTCCAAACTCACTGACCATTTCTACCATGTGATCATAAACAATGTTCACGTTACAAGTCAATTGTGGTGGGATGATTAACTCATGTCTAAGTCTCTCGTTGAGGCGACAAATCACTTCTTCCTTTGTTGGCCTTCCGATAAAGAATCTGGTCCAAGTATCTTCGCGACCCAGAGTAATTTTCACCTCGTAAAGCAATGCCTTCTTCATGGTCTCTCCAGAATAGTGTCTAAGTGCTGCACGACTTCTGCAAACAAACAACGTCCGTGAGTCATCTCTCCAATGCTGATATGAACAGGGATTCCTTGCTCACGAAGTTCTACGATGGCTCGCATCTTCGCGCCTACCTCGCCGAGGTACTTTAACAGGATATCGTACTTGAGGTTAATAGTATCACCCGGCCACATAGAGATATCTTGGTCCCTACCTAGGACGGTGTTGACCAACTCCCTGGCCTCTTCATAATCCTCAGAGTTAATCTTCAGCTTCATTCTTATACGTTCTTGCACCACTTCCTCCAATTCCAAAAGGCTATCCCTAGCATGACTCCGTCAATGAACACCACAGCCCACAGCCCATGCGACACACCGTACCAAGTCCAGCAAAGATTGCCGAACACGCTCCAGGCCCACCCATCACGATGATGGCTGCCCAGGCGACACATAGCTGTTATCAAGGCTGCGTTGCCAATCCAGGCTATCACTTTTCCTCTTTCTGATTTCCCATCCACATCGTGTCAAATGCTAACATGGCTGTGGAAGGTGAGTCACCGCACCCAACAGCGTCTTCACTTACGGCTGACTTGCAAACCCACTGAAGGCCATCGTGTGTCAGTAGTATTGGGTACATGTGACAAGGGCGAAGCCTGTTCATCTCAACGATCCACTTCGCCTCGACCAACTTCAACTTGATCTGCATCTCTTGATTCTTTAGGATCTGACGTTCTGTTTCTACGTCGACCCGGCTTGGCTGCTTTGAGTTTCTGATAAAGTCAATTAGTGGCATGGCATACCTATAGAAAATGAGGACGCGAGATCCCTTCTCGCGCCCTCTGATTGCGACTAGCGTGCCCGCTTGTTCTCAGGTTCCTCAGAGACCTCTGGGGCTTTGTCGGGGTTGTTGAACTTGTCAATCTGCTTGACAACATCAGCCATGTCGGGACCGCCAGTGATGGGCTCCGAGCAATCGACGACGACCGGCACATGCCAAGCGAAGTCTTTCCCCGTCTTGTACTTGATCTTCAGAGTCAAAGCCGAGGCGGGACTCTTCGGACGTGGCAGATAAGGTTCCACCTTAGGTGCCTCGGCGCGGCCAGATGCGTTGCCAAAGTACAATTCATATAACGCCTCGGTCTTACGTTCAAGAACCAAGAACGAGCGACCCCACATACATCCAGTGTTCTTCGGGGCGTCCTTAATCCGTTGGAACTCGTCGGACTCTTTGTCGTAGACCGAGATGATGTTTTCGCGGTCAGACACATCCAGTGCCTTGTCGCGCACAGCCAGCGGCATGATATCGACCTCAGGGCCGAGATCAGTACACTCGTCGCCTACTGGGAGACCCCAGCGACCTGGAGGGCACTTGCCAGTGTCAACGTACTTACCTTTGGAGATAAGTTGGAGGCGAGCCAGAAATCCGCTGTTCGTGGAAATCTTCTCCAAAGCGTTAATCTGTTCGTCGCTGACCACTGGAAGTTGAGCTGCTGTGAAAGGTACAATGTCGTTACTCATTGTCAATCTCCGTTTTAGTTAAGTTTTCTAGAAGCATCCGATTGTCTTTCCTACGTTGCTTGTAGGAAATTAGTTTGCCAAGGGTGTTTTCATTCACTGCGTTCTGGTCATCCAATGACGAGGGGTCCAAGTGATAAAGCCACGCTAAGCAGGCCCGCCAACCCTCTAAGGGCGTCTTGGCATCCATCTGCTTGATAACCTCTCTCGCTTTGAGATTGGTTCTCACTTCCTCTTTCAACTCTCTCCAGGTTCTGAAATACCCGACTGTGTTATTGGCCCGGTACTCACTCCATTTCGTTCTATCCTGTTGACTGCACATGCGCCAGTCCCTTAGCGCTTTCCTTGTCATATCCTGGAACTCAGTCACCTTACAGGTAACGGCAAAGGTTAAGAAATTAGGCTGCAACTCTCTCGGCAGCTTTGATAGTGCTACCGCGTTACATAGGGTTATCTCATCCCTGTTTACCATCTCCCTGGCTGTTCTTGACAGTCTTTTAAGGCCCATTACTCTCCGGACCCACGATGTGCTCTTGTTAAGGAGCACAGCTAACTCTGCGAGAGAAGTATCCTTGCTCTCCAATATGACGTTGATTCTGTCTGAGTATTCGACCATCATAGTCTCAGGGCGAATCGCCTGAGTCTTCAGCTGAATGATCAGTACCTCGTCGTCTGTGAACTCTCTCAGTAGACAAGGTATCTCAGTCAGTCCCGCATCCTTTGCGGCGTGGTAACGCCAATTCCCTTCGACCACTACATAACGTCCCTCCTTCCGTCTAATCAGAATTGGTTGTAGGATACCATCTTTCTTTATGGAGTCCACAAGCTCGAAGTAGTCGACACTGTTCTTACGCACCGGCCTGAGCTGAATCTTAGGTGCGTCAATATCGGCCAACTTTACAAGCATTGCTTCCCCTTACAATTACCTGTCCTGAAGCATTGTCGGTGACATGCCGGAAATCTCGATGGAATGTCGAAGTATTTTCGACATACGAAAACATTGTCGTACGTTCAGTCCGCTAAAATTTGAGTAACCCAATGAATGTGTTGCAGGGAAACAAGTTACGACGAGGGGGTTACTGAGATTGGCAAAAGGTTACTGAGATTTGGAAGATCCAAATCTCAGTAACCCATGCTAAGTACAGTGCTGTGATGGGCTTACGTCGAAACGCCAATTGTGTTTATATGTCAATAACCCTATTGAAGGTGTTGCAGGGTAAGGGCTTACACGAAGTTGTAGCGTCTAAAATGGGTTACTCAAATAAAACAACCCCTCTCTAGGATACCAATAATCTACTTTCTTTCTTCTCGCACGCGTAGGTTTATTTCAGTAACCCATTTTAGAGTCTACAACTTCGTGTAAGTCCTTTCCCTGTAACACTTTTAAGAGGGTTATTGACATATAAACACAATTGGAGATTCGTCGTAACTCCGGGCCGGTTCAACACTTAACGTGGGTTACTGAGATTTGGAAAATCGAAATCTCAGTAACCCACGGCCAATCTCAGTAACCTTTTGACCATCTCAGTAACCCATTTCTCCCTCCCTCTGGGTGGTTTGTATTGTTATGATACAACCCCCTATTAGTGTGGTGTAGTCAATGCGACACACCCTCCTAACAGGTGGTATGTATCATAACGCTACACTTTACATACGACAAAGATGTCGTGTATCATTTTGACCTAGAACGAATCGAAAAGTTTTACGGCAGGAAACGGCAAACGCTTCAGGAGAGGATGTGTAGGAGGTACTACATGAGTAATTCAACTATTTGGGAAGCGTGTCAGTTGTATGGCACGCATCTGCTTAAAACACACAACAACCCTTGTCTGTTCTCGGCATGGCTCGATCGCTATCGCGATATGGAGACCCAGCTGATGTGCGACACTGACGGTGATAAGGTAGAGGGGAAGAACAAGTACACTGACGGGCGTCAAGAATGGGGCCCTATACGGTACCCCTGGAAGGCCCGTACACCGAACCCTGAGTGGAGGGACTATCCACGCACCTTTCTCTTTGACGATCATCTGACGGCCATAGGATCGACAGGCTGGGATTGGGCGAACAAGAAGTCCAGGTGGTTGGGGTATGACTTCGATACCATTACAGGGCACGCTGAGAATATCGGGCGGTCGGAGACAGACCTGGAGGCTGTGGCGCGCGCCGCGCCAGACTTCGTAGATGTGAACCGGTCCACGCGGGGAGGCGGGAAGCATCTCTACATCTTCTTCGAGGGGGATCTGCCCGCAACCGAGACTCACGACGAGCACGCGGCATTGGCCCGGGCCTTCATCCCAGTCATGTCCAAAGAGGCTGGGTTCGACTTTGATGCACGGATGGACGTGTGTGGTATGGTTCTCTGGCTCTGGCACAGGGATGCTACGCCCGAGAACCGTGGCTTCACGTCTATCCGGCCAGCCACCAGGAGGCTCTCAGCCGCCGACGTTCCCCCTAATTGGAAGGACCACCTAGATGTGGTGTCTGGAGGGCGGTCGCGCGTCAGAGTGCGTGGGTGGACGCCTGACGGCCCCACAGAGGGTGACGAGCTAGACGAGGACACACTGACCTTTGCCAACACCCCTCTGGACGAGGTCCACCAGCGGATATTGGATGATCTGGCGGACAGTGGCTATTCATTCAACTGGGTCCACGACCATCACCTGGCACAGACCCACACCCAGGCGATCAAGAAAGTCCACACTGAGTGGGCTGAAGCCGGGCACCCGATGAAGGGGCCGTTCGACACGACCTCTCCAGGTGATGACGCCAAATTCAATGCTTACATGAGGCCTCGTTCTGATGGAGGTTGGGATGTATTCCGCTTTGGCAAGGTTGAAGAACACCCGCTGTGGGATGACTTCAATGGTAAGACTCACACGACCCTCAATTGCCTACCTTCCCTGAGACAGGGAATCTTGGCGGCCGGAGGGCTGGAGTGTTCGGATCTGAAGGCCGGGTTCCAGTTGAACTCGGCCGATGAACTACACAAGGCGCTCACCCATCTGGGGAGCGACTTCGCCCTGCCACCTAACGCGTTGTACGACCGGGTGTACACGTTAAGGAGCAGGCCAGGTGATCAGCGGCTGGTCATCTCGGTCAGTAAGACGAAGAACGATAACGACAACGATTTCCCGGGATGGGAGAACAAGACCCGGCAATGGGTCAAATTACTGGACACCAGTGTCCAGAGTGCTCAGGACGAGGACCGACTGATGGCATACTGGGACAGCCGTGTCCGGGTCATCAAATCCACCACTATGGCCGAGACCGGCGATGTGGCAGGGGAGTTTGAACACTGGTTGCTTCGTGACACTTCAAACAAGTGGGTCCGGCATCCCAAGGATCATATCGGACTTATCATCGGCGGCGGTATCGCACAAGTTAATCTCACTGCCCAAATCCTTGGATGGGCTATTAACAACGCATGGTCTAAAGTGAATAAACCTTTCGAACCTGAGTATCCCGGTGGACGTGAATGGAACTATTCGTCAGCGCAGCTTACCTTCAAACCCGCTGTGATGCAGGACGGTGAGTACCCTGAGCACCCTCACTGGGACAAGGTGTACAACCATTGTGGCGCCGACCTGGATCAGTACATCAAAGATCTGGATTGGTGTAAGGAATGGAACATCAAATGTGGTGGGGATTACTTGAAGGCGTGGACAGCGTCCCTGCTGCGTTATCCCTATGCCCGCCTGCCTTATCTGTTCATGTACAGCCCTGAGCAGAACACTGGGAAGAGTACCTTCCATGAGGCGATGAAGATGTTGATCACGACAGGTGTGGTAAAGGCAGATCGCGCACTGACCAGCAGCCAGGACTTCAATGGGGAGTTGGCGAACGCAGTTCTAGGAGTGATTGACGAGACCAACATTTCGAAGGAAGGAAGGACGGCCTACAACAAGGTGAAGGATTGGACCACCAGTCTGACGTTGGCCATCCATGCTAAGTACAAGGAAGTCTATGAGCAGCTTAACACGTTGCACTTGATCCAGACTTCGAATGAGCTAGGTGCTCTGCCCGTGTTCGAGGGAGACTCACGCATCACAGCCATGAAGGTGGCAGTGATCGACACTGAGATCGGCAAGGATGATCTGAAGGATAGAATGCGGGAGGAAGGGCCTCACTTCATGCGAACTCTGATGGACCTTCCGCTGCCCACGATGCCTAGCCGTATGCGAGTACCTGTGATCGAGACAGGTACAAAGGAAGGGGCGATATCTGATCACCGTGACGAGCTGGAGACATTCATCTTCACTAAGTGCAGCCCGGTAGCTGGAGAACTAGTAGCGTTCAAGGACTTCTACGAAGCGTTCATTGAGACCCTGGATAAGCACGAGAAGAACCAATGGACTAAGCACGTTGTGAAACAGAAGGTCGCTCTGACGTACCCTGTCGGGGCGTGGAGTAAGAATTGCGTACACATCGGTAACCTTGTACTGGGCGAGCCTGTGCCGTCTGATGGTTCGGTGTTCACCCTGAGCGGAAGAAAACTTATCAAGGAGACGACATGATTAAGGATAGCGGAGAACGGACAGACTTTGATTCCGGTGCGCAGCGTGATTGCCAGGAAGGCAAAGGGAGAATGGACTTACTGCCGATGCGCGCATTGATCGAGGTCTCAAAGATCTATGAAGCCGGTGCGAAGAAGTACGCGGAGAGGAATTGGGAGAAGGGTATGCCACTCTCCCGTTACACTGATTCAGGGCAGCGTCATCTTGCGAAGTGGTTGATCGGGCGCGACGACGAGAACCATCTGGCCATGGCCTGCTGGAACTTCCTCTGCCTGCTTGACACTCAGGAGCGGATCAAGGACGGATCGTTACCGGTAAAGCTAAACGACCTGCCAAACAACCCTGACGCCAAGGGCTTCCCGTACATCATCCCGGCAGCGTGGGCTGAAGAGTCTCTGAAGGTATTGAGTGGTAGCGAGAAGGCTGCCCCACTTGACGGGTGGGTTCAGGGGATGGTGGACGACTATTCCAAAGGTTTGGACGAGAGTCTCAAAGACGTGAGTTTTCAACCTTCCCTGGAGGAAGTGGCCACACCTGAGCAGGTGTGCTGCCCTAAGTTGTGGGGCGCTGAAGGGGCGAAGGTAATTGCTGAACGCTCAAGCTTCAGGGACTTGACGCCAGGGGACTTTGAGGCGCCTGTGACGGACGTTAAAGGCAGTGTGATCATTGTCAATGCGCCTCCAGTGAAAATGTGTGAGACCACGATATCTGCTTTCGCCGAAGGAGTCAAAGCCTCTATTGCTTGCGGATCATGGGCAAAGCCCTTGGAGGCTATTGAATGGGATCAGATCCCAGTGTGTGAGATACCTGACCCTGAGATCTTGGCAGAAGTGGCTGCCGAAGGGGAAAGGATACTGGCCGAATATCCTCCTATCTCTGACGAGGTTGCCATGGCGGCGATAGTAAAGGAATGGCCTGAGCACGAAGGGACACGGTGGGCTACGAAGATGAAGTGTAAGCTTCAGCGCGTACTTCAAGATATGTTAGAAGTGGATATCGAGAAAGGTATCGAGCAGATCAAGCCTAAGACCTTGGAGGAATGGGGGAAGGTTTGTGGCGATCTGACGGGAGAGCCTCCGAAGTTCATAACTGGGAAGATGCAACAGATGGGGATGACAGAGAGTTGCGCGGAGCAGATGAACGGACTTCTATCGCCTTCGGAGATCGCGAAGGTGTGGAACAAAGCCTACGAGACCGAGTGCCCTGAGTTGCCTTCCGACGATCTGTGCATGAAGCCAAGGCTTTGGCAAGAAGGGGCTGATTATGACAGTGCCCTCTAGTCTGATGAACCTGAACGGCAACATGCTGTGCTCGGTGGACGTTGAGACCACCGGGCTCATGGCAGGTGCCCATGAGATAGTCCAGATCGCGGTAGTACCATTGGATGGTGAGATAACGCCATGTGAGAACCACCGACCTTTCTACTACCACATCGCGCCTCAGAATACAGAGAACGTCCAGAAGGCTGCATTCAATGTGAACGGGCTGGACTTGGAGTGGTTGATCAATAA